CCGAAACGTTCAACAATAGGAGAAACAGAACGTGACAGCACTTGGTTTTGATTTCACTCAAATTGACCCGAATTTCGGCGGCGGCGGTTTTCTTCCCGTTTCCGATGAACGCGGATGGCTTGTCGTGTTGACCGCTGACAACGGTTTCAAGGCGGCGCAATCGGGGCAGGGAATGTATCTTGAACTTGTGGGCAAGGGTCAGGACCAAGCCGTTGCCAATCAGGAATTCGCCCTTCGCCTGAATTTGCAGCATACTAATCCGCAGGCCATTCAGGCGGCTTATTCGCAGCTTGCCGCCCTTGGTCTTGTTTGCGGCTTGCAAGGTCGCGTGAACGATACCAGCGAACTTTTCAATAAACCGTTCCGCGTAGTTTCCGTCAAACAGAAAGACAGTGAATACACGCAACTCGCGAATAACGGTATTCGCGACGTGAACGGAAACAAGCCGGGAAAATTCGGCCAAGGCCCGCAGCAGTCGCAACCCGCGCCGCAGCAGTTTGGCGGGTCAGGTCAGGGCGGCGGCTTCCCTCCGCAGGGGCAGGGACAGCCGGGCGGTTTCCAGCCGCAAGGCCAGCCTCCGCAGGGTCAGGCCACGCAACCCGGTCAAGGCGGCGGACCTGTCGGAACCGTCCAGTTCGGTCAGGGCGGCACTTTCCAGCAATCGCAGCAACAGTTCGATCCGAATACCGGACAGGCACCGGGCTTCGCCCCGCAGGGTCAGAATGGCGGCTTCCAGCAACAGCCTAACCCCGGAGGCTTCGGCGGCGCTCCGCAGGGCGGACCCGCTCCGTTCGGCGGCAACGCTCCGCAGGGGCAGGGCGGCGCGCCGGGATGGGCGCTACAGCCGGGGCGATAATCCCCGGCCCGGCAATTACCAGCGGGTATGCGTCGTTTGTGGCGCATACCCAAATGAGGCTTGCAAAGGGCCGCGATGGGCGATTTCCGCGCCAATGTCGGATTGCATTCCATTCTAGTAATTCGCTATCGGGCCGAAAGGCTATTGGTTAAGCCAACAGATAGCGGATAGCGGCGACAAGGACTTTTTGCCGATTGGGCTTGTCGCCGCTTCAATTTCAAGGAAATTCTATGATCGACTTTCGCGATAGCATTGTTCGAAAAAAGATAGCCGCGAATGTCAAAACGGAGATATTCGCGAGTGAAGCCGCGAAGCGTCCTAACAGGTTTAAAACCCGCCTTGCCCCTTCGTCTCTTGGCGAGGAATGCGCCGCTAAGACGTGGTATGATTTTCGTTGGGTTACTCCTCCTAAACCCGCAGACGGGCGCATGTCCCGTTATAACCGAAAAGGCGAAGAAAACGAAGCTGATATAGTCGCTCGACTTCGCGAAACCGGATGGACCGTTGACGAAATAGACCCGGCAACAGGCGAGCAATGGGCCATTAATGGTTATTGGGGACACCTTTACGGGAAAACAGACGGGATAGCCTCGCATCCGGTTCATACCGAAGGTCAGCGAATTTTATTGGAATTCAAGTATATTAATTACAAGCGATTTTCAACGTTCATAAATAAGTCGCTTATCGAAGCTGACTTGAAATATTACTGTCAAATCAATTTATATATGAGCGAGCTAAATCTACCGGCTTGCATGTTTGTTCCTGAAAACAGGAATGACGCGGACGTAACCCCGATCATTATTCCGCGCGATGATGCTCAAGTTGACATTATTCGCCAAAAAGCCGATACGATTTTGACGACGCGAGTTCGCCCGGCGCGGGTCGCTGAAAGCGCCGCGTTCTTCATGTGCAAATCATGCGATCATGTCGAGGTATGCCACAACGGCGCGTTACCTACAAAGAATTGCCGGTCTTGCATCAACGCCATGCCGACCGATGGCGGGAAATTCTTTTGTTCGCAATGGAATGCAGTTATCCCGAATAAGGATGCGATCTTGACCGCTTGCGATGAATGGTCCCCGGTTCGCTAAAATGTTGCTTCATTCGCCCAAGGTTCATCAAGAGCGCTGGTATCAAACCGAATGTGAAAACGCGATTTGGGATTACTTCGCGCAAGGCAATAACGGAAATCCTGTCGTCGCGCTTCCGACGGGCGCGGGCAAGACCCATATAATTGTCAATTTCATTAAGCGCGCGCTGAATATGTACCCTAATCAACGGTTCCACGTCGCTACGCATGTTAAGGAATTGATTGAACAGAACGCAACAAAGTTCGGCGAAGCGTGGCCGTATGCGCCCTATGGCGTTCATTCTGCAAGTCTAGGCGCGCGAGATTTTCAACAGCCAATTATCTTCGGCGGCATTCAATCGATGGTCAAAAGGCTGGAGCTTTTTACCGCCGCGACCTGTCCTAATCTGGTTTTCATTGACGAAGCGCATTTAGTGCCGCCCGCCGATGAAAGCAATTATCAGAAATACATAAAGCATCTTCGCGAAATAAACCCATACGTTAAATTCGTCGGGCTTTCCGCTACACTTTGGCGAACCGGCATTGGCATGATTACGTCGCCCCATGAAGGCCAGATTTTTCATGATTGCGTCTATAACCTTTGCACGATTGAAGGTTATTCGCGACTTATCGCGGAAGGATTTTTGTCGCCTCTAATCCCTAAGCGCACGTCTATCGAAATCGATACTAGCGCAATTTCAATGGGCGCTAATGGCGACTTCAATCAAAAGCAATTACAGGAAGCGGCGAACCGCGAACGCATTACCCATGCGGCGCTTATGGAAGCCTGCCACTACGGCCACAATCGGCGATCTTGGCTGGCGTTCGCCGCTGGGGTTGAACACGCCGAAAATATAACCGCCATGCTGAATTCGTTCGGCGTGTCGGCGGTATGCGTTCACTCGAAACTGAAAGACCCGAAGGAACGGGATCGCAGAATTGAAGCGCACAAGCGCGGCGAAGTCCGCTGCCTTGTGGGCAATAACATTTTCACGACTGGATACGATCATCCGCCGCTAGACTTTATCATTGATCTTCAACCTACCATGAGCGTTGCGAAGCATGTTCAAAAATACGGTCGCGGTATGCGCCCTTGCCCTTGGACCTATAAAGAGAATTGTCTCATTCTCGATTTCGGCGGAAATGTTCGCCGTTGCGGTCCAATCGATGACCCGTACATTCCGAAGCGGAAAGGAAAAGAGACAGGAGACGCGCCGGTCAAAATTTGCGAAGAATGCGGGACATATAACCATGCAGCGGCGCGCGAGTGTATCGGATGCGGCGCGCCGTTCGAATTCGATACGAAAATTGTCAGGAAAGCGGGCGAGGAAGAAATTCTAAAATCGGACATGCCGATCATTGAAACGTATGACGTAGATCGCGCTTTCTATTATAAGCACGTTTCCAAGACGACAGGCATTCCCGCGCTCGTTTGTTCCTATTTTTCGGGCTTGTCCAAATACGACGAATGGGTAAATCTCGAAAACCCGAAAGCCAAACATTTTGCACATGAATGGTGGCGAGCAAGAACGAATATCGATCCCCCGGAAACGGTTGATGAAGCTCTTAACTTTCTGTCTCAACTTCGCGTCCCGCGTCGTATCCGCGTTCATATCAATACAAAATTTCCTAAAATTATAGGGGTTGAATGGTGACGATCCGGCCAGAACAAGAAAAGCGATCCGAAGAAAATTGGTTTCGCCGTGACGAAGTAACCAAGGCGCTGAAACTCGCTTTGGAGGATACCCGGCGCATGTTACATTGTTGCCCGAATTGTTGGCATTGGATCGAAGCGAACGAAGAATGCGAGCTTGCCCACGCTCGACCGCCCGCTAAGGTGATCGCGTTCGGTTGCGAGAAATTCAGCGAACAGATACCGTTTTAGGAGAAATCAAAATGAACATCATGCTTGATCTTGAAACTTGGGGATTAACGCCGGGAAGCGATATTCGTTCAATTGGCGCTTGTGTATTCGCGCCGGAAACTGGTCTAGTTCATGACGGTTCGCTAGGAACTATTCGCCCGTTCTACTCCGCAACCGCTACCCCCGAAGCCCTGCCACTAACTCGCGATCCTGAAACCGTGAAATGGTGGAACGATCAAAGCGAGAAAGCACAAGCCGCTTTCGCTAACCCGGCTGATTTGTGGTCAGCTTGTTATTCATTCAATCATTGGATTTGGAGCGTTTGCGGTTCGCGGGAACGGTTCGAAAATTGGACGGCAGATGAAGGCATTCGCATTTGGTGCAAAGGTCCGCATTTCGATGTATCGATTTTGGCAGCGATTTATCGCGCGATTAAAATGCCGGTTCCTTGGCATTATCGTTCGCCTCGCGATATGCGAACCGTTGTCGATATCGCCAAGATCACCAAAGACGAAGAACGCGCAATGTTTACAGGAACGCCGCACCATGCGCTTGACGATGCGATTAGTCAGGCGAAAGTTGTATGTGAAGCGTTCAAGCGATTGAGGTTGACAGATGGCCGCGAAGCGTAAACCGAAAGAGGAAACTAACGAATTCCTTGCCGCGCTCAAATTCGTGTCCCGCGCTCAATCGGAAAGCGGGACACCAAACCAGACGCATTGCCGCATTGGCTGGTTTAATTACGTTGTCGCCTATGATGGTATCCTAGCTATGGGATATCCGGTCAAGGATAACGTTCCTGAAACCTGTCCGCATACGCTCCAGCTTGTCGCGGCTATCGAGCGCGCCAAAGACGTATCGGCTCTTACATTCGAAACCAACTCGATTACGGTCAAGACCAATAAATTTCGAGCTACCGTCCCTTGTCTGTCATCCGTCGATTTGCATTATGTGACGGTCGATCAAGGCCAATACGCCATATCAAAAGAATTCGTCGCCGCCGCTCAAATTGCTGCGATCTTTACCAAGGAAGGCGCTCAAACAGTCGCGGGCGCTTCGGTCTTGACGCGGAACGGTTCGCTTGTAGGGACGAACGGGCTAGCGCTTATCGAGGCGTGGCATGGGATCGCTACGCCGCCCGGCCTAATTATCCCGAAAACGTTCTTCGACGTTATCGCGAAAATTGATCTACCCATGCAGTCATTTGGCTATTCGGAAAATACCTTTACCCTTTGGTATGAAAATGGCGCTTGGGTAAAAACACAACTTTATTCCGAACAGTGGCCGAACGTGGATCAATTATTTGCTTATACCGAAACGGCGAAGCCGGAAGAACTCGACAAAGATTTCTGGACCGCGCTAAAATCAGTCTCGCCTTTTTCGGAAGATCACCGCGTTTATTTCATGAACGAATTTCTTTGCTCGCATGTCTCGCCGGGTAAGGGCGCGGAATACAAACTTAAGGGACTTCCAAGCGGACAAGCCTATAACGCCAAGATTTTGCAGACGCTTGAAGGAATAATGAAAACTGCCGACTGGACAGGAAACGAAAAGGTTTCCTGTTTCTTCGGGGATAATGTTCGCGGCGTTCTATCAAAAATGCAAATTTAGATGTTGACGAATTAAATTCGCTCGCTTATATTCCTGTTTATCGAACAACGGGAGTTACGGAAATGGCTGGTTTCATCATTCGCACTCGTTACACCTTCAAGCGTAATAACGACATTTGGAAAACTGCCACCGTTTATCGCAATGGTGAAGAATACAGTCGAATGAATGTCGATGCCGCACGCGAATTTTGCTGGAAATGGAACGGCAACCGCGAAGATTGCGAGATTAAGGCGGCGCGCTAATGCGCCGCTTCCTTTCAACGATAATAGGAGTAATCGACATGTGGAAATATTATCTTTATCGCGATATGACATTGAATGGAATGATCGCATCGCATATCGTTCATTTCTACAAACATAAATTCAACATCAATCCTGTTAAGTTTCAGGATTGGCCGAACGCGAGGTATCAGAAATGAATATTTGGCTTCGCAATCATTTTCAGTCCGACGATCTTCCGCCAACTGATATTCTTCGTTCTTCCTATGAAGCGGCTTGTCGAGTTCTGCAAAATCCGGCAAGATTTCCTAACGCCGATTTTGCTATGCTTACGCGGCTTATCGAAGAAATGGAAACCGACGCGGAAATTTGTAATCTGATATGACTTTCTGGAATGATGACGAATTAGTAAAGAAAAAAGGGGCGCGAGTTTTCGCGCCCCCGCCAATTCCTGATACCGGCTGGATTAAGCCAGTCGAACCGCCGAACCTTTCCGCCGCTGTCCGCCTGTCCTTCGATTGCGAGACCAAGGACTTGACCTTGAACCAAGAAGGGCCGGGATGGGCGCGAGGCAAGGCGCATATCGCTGGCGTGTCCCTAGCTGCCGAAGATCGGCAAGGAAACCGGGGCGCGTGGTATTTCCCTTTACGCCACGAAGTCGAGCCGCAGGACAACCTAGACCCCGCTACGGTCCTTCCTTGGCTGTCTGGCGTTCTTGATACCCCCCATATCCCCAAGATCGGCGCGAACCTCACATATGATATCGGAAATCTGAATAACGAAGGCGTCAAGGTTTCTGGCGAGTTACACGATATTCAATTCGCCGAACCGCTTATTGACGATGAAGCATTCGTTTCGCTGGAAGCCCAAGCAAGGAAATATCTAGGCGTCGGAAAGACGGTCGATCTTCTAAAAGCTTGGTGTATGGAAGCGTATCCCCACACAAAGCCGACTTTCTGGCGCGGGGATATCCATCGTTCGCCGCCGCGTCTTGTCGGACCTTATGCGATATCCGACGCAACCTTGCCTATGGATATTCTCGCGCAACAGTGGCCGATATTACAGCGCGAAAATTTGATGACGGTTTATCGTCTCGAATGCGATTTGATCTATCTCATGATCGCTATGCGGTTCGCCGGGATACAAGTTGACGTGACCCGCGCCGAAGAAATGATTTCCGAAATCGAAAAGGACACGCAAGACCTTTACGCCAAGGTCTATCACGAAACCGGCTTCAACCTTCGTTCGGCGTCGAATGCGAACGTTGCTGCATTGTTCGATCATGTGGGCATTAGGTATCCAAAGACCGGGGCAGGTAATCCGCAAGTTCAAAAACAATGGCTAGCTGATAACGATCATCCTATTACCGATATCGTCAACGATATTCGCGAGCATGAAAAGATGGTCGGCACATTCTTGAAAGGCTATGTGCTGGACAAGAATGTAAACGGGAAGCTCTACCCGCAATTTCATCAATTGAAGTCCGACGAAAGCGGAACAATGGTCGGACGATTTTCCTCGTCTGACCCTAATTTGCAGAATATCCCGGCTCGAACAAAGCTAGGCAAGAAAATTCGCGAATGCTTTATTGCGGATAAAGGACATTCAAAATGGGTCAAGATGGATCAATCGCAGGTCCATTACCGTATTCTCGCGCATTATGCTGTCGGCCCCGGCGCGGAAGATTTGCGTTACACCTATAACAACGATCCTAGTACGGATTATCACAATAACGTCTATCGCAATGTCTGTCCTTTTATGGGATGGGACTATAGCGACGAAGAAATGCGGGACTTTCGCAGGCGTCCAATCAAAAATGTTAATTTCGGATTGCTATATGGCCAATCGCTGAAATCTCTTATGGCGAAAGTCGCAATGTATTTCGGTTCTAGTTTCACGATGGAACAGGCCGAACAATTCATTAAAGCTTATTTCGACGGCGCGCCCTACGTTAAGCCCACAATGAAAGCTATCGGCAACGAAGTTCAACAGAATGGATTTGTCGAGACACTTCTAGGTCGCCGTGTTCGGTTCCATTTATTCGAGCCGAACAGCCGCAAGCGAATTCAGGAATTGAACGAACGCGGCGAATATTATGGACCGCTTCCGCTTCAAGAGGCGATCCGATGCTATGGACCCGGCGTAAAATATTCATATGAATATCGAGGCGTCAATTACAAGTTCCAAGGAAGCGAGCCGGATATCATCAAAAAGGGGTTGCTTGATTGCTGGAATTCAGGCGTATTCAACGTGACCGGCGTTCCTCGCGTTACGGTTCATGACGAAGTGAATTGGTCGCTTCCGCACGAAGAACCTATTATGTTTGAAGCGCTTAGGTTCATTCAACATACAATGACCAATTGCATTCAACTTCGTGTCCCGCTTAAAGTTGACGTTGAAGGCGGTAATTCTTGGGGCAAGGTCAAAAAATTCGACATTGCCGCTTGACATTCGAATTTCGGGAATTTATATTCGTCTCACAAACAACGGAGACAACGGAAATGGGCAAGCTGGTTTCTATTGAAAGCGTTCGCAAGGCCGCAGAGCGGAATTTCTACAGCAATTGCGCAGTGCGCATCGCCTCGATTACCAACGCTTTCAATCATGGTTCCGACATTCGATTTACCCTGAATAGCGTGATCCGCGAATACGATAGGCTAACTCGCCTTGGTTACGTAATCGCTTTGATCGACGTAGGGCCGGGCTGGAAGCATCCAACAATCGAAGAACTGGCGCGCTAATGCGCCATTCTTTCCCTGTCGTCTAATGGTAGGACGCCGCACTTTGAATGCGTCAATCTAGGTTCGATGCCTAGCGGGGAAACCAAATAATAGGAGTATTCGAAATGAAGCCGACTGATTACGAATTCGCAGACGCTTTGACGTTCTCGCTTTCTCATGATCTTGTTCAAGCCTTAGACGCGGCGCTTGACGCGATGACTAGCTACGGTTCCGATACAGAACACATGCTTACGCTGTCGGCGCTGAAAATCGTCGCTATGCGAGCGCGCAAGGATGCGATGGACGATGAAAGGGGCAAGTCATGATGTATTATATTCGTTGTCCAGACGGAAGCCGATGGAAGGTCAAGGAAGCCCGTTCACTCAAAGCGGCTATCAATGAAATCGGCTTCGCCAAGGCTACCGGAAGCGTCGGCAGCTCGTCTTTCGTCGCCCCGGTCAATGAACCGGAATACGCCTTGGCTATCGTCAATCGGGTTAATTCGGATAATACCGAACAGCGCCCATATGAAAAAGTGTATTGACGCGGAAACCATTCGCGCTTATATACGTTCTCACAAGCCCCTGACTTGTTTCCTCGCTTGATTGCTTACCGCCGATGCGGAGCGAAGGAACGGCGGAAGTCAGGGGCGATTTTTATGGCGAAGGCGGAACAGCCGGGGAAGCTGGTAGAATTTCGATAGGCAAACGATCTTTGAACATAGAAGCTCGCGTTATCGAACTGCCAGACGGATACGCCGTAGCTTCAAATTCAGCGTCAACCCAAAGCCAACCAAGACCCGGAGCGCAAGCCGGGATTTCAATCGTAAGATTATCGACCAAGACCGAAGTCGATAGAACGGTATTCCCGCAATCGTAAGCGGTTCCTTCACTATCTTCAATCCAAACACGATAAGCGGTCAAATTATTATTTGCGTCGTGTTCTGTTTTTATATCGCTATCCCAAGGATTAGGTTCGGACGGGGCAAGCGGGCCAATATTAAAATCCTTGGACGAATAGAACGGCCATCCGCCGCTAGGGATGACGCCGGGCGCTAGCCATGCGCGGGCGCGAGGCGTCCAAGAGATATTGACGCTCGCCCCGACAGACAGCGCTACAGGCTCGCTAGGGCGATCCCCGGCTATCTTGGTCATGGCGGGCCGGTACGGCGCTACAGGACGTTCTGACGCCGTATAGCTGGTCTTGTCGAGAAACAGCGCCGTATCTGACGAACTGAAACGTTCTTGGCCGAAAGCGATAGCCGTACCGACGAAATGATAATCGGAAGCTAAGTGACCACCGATATTAGCTACGCCTCCAGTCCATATCCTTCCGTAATGCCAGCCAGCTTGCATCGCCTCGATATAGATTTCTGTTCCGACTGCATGGCTTTCCGCCACACTATCGAAGATTGCGCGCTTACATTTCGTAATCACAAGCGAATTACTAGACTTTGTATAAACCCATTCGCTGCCGTATTTATCCGCGTCAAAATAAAAGATTTCATTTCCGACAAAAATATAACCGTATTTATTCTGATTTGCAAAAGTCGGTTGCGGACCAATCAAATTATCAATTTCAATATCAATTGTTCCCGCGTCATCCCAATTATCGTATTTATCTATAGCCGCCGCTAATTTTCCAATAGTATCGTAGGTCTCATAAATATCTCGCAATCCTTGGTATATTTCTGGATTAGAAAAAAATGAAGTATACCGCAATTGATTTTTATTAGCTTCCCAAGCAATTACTTTAGGCGAACTGTCCTCCGTACCCATTCGAATTGCGTTACTGCCCCAAGTATCGCTACCGTTCCAAGGGGTAGAATAATATTGTAAGTAGTAAGGAAGATCATAAAGTTTAACCTTCGTCGGCGGATACGGATTAAAATCTACTTCCTCGAATAGACTATCCTCCGGTACGGCGAACAATGTGTTATTATTTGGGTAAAGAATAATATATCCCGAAAGTGTGACGGAATTATTATCGATAGGTTGCGTCCGCCGACGCTCGACAACGAAAGCCGCTGAATAATATTTATATTTGCCGAACGTGAAAACAATAACGTCGCCCGGCAAAGCGTCAGACGTTTTACGGTTTGTCGTCATCGATACCGATTGAACTGGCGACGACTGAATAGACGTTTCTCGCGCCAAGATCGCGGTCGCAAGCTCTTTGTTCGTTACCGTGGGCAGCGACAAGGAAACCGGCGAATTATTATCGCTATCGCTCGCGAGATTTTTACCCGTTACGGAATTGTCCGCATACCGATTAGACCTGTCAGTAAACTCGATTGTCAAGTTAGACGGGACGCTAGGCCACGCTGATTTTTCCATACTGTCAATAGAAATAATATCGTTATCGTATATACGAAGCGCGCCAGTTTTATCGGGCGGAAAAGCCATCAATTTAATCTGATATTTATTCGTAGTCGGATTAATGAAAATCGTCGCGCGACATTGCGCGAGCAGTGAACTAAGCAAATCCGTTCCTGTAGTCGATCCAGTATTTATCAAACTACAGCCATCATTAGCCGCGTATCGAGAATTCGCCGCTGCAATAAAATTGGCGGTATCGATAAGATCGATAGACTGCCCACAAGCGCCCCAAGGGTTAGTGACGATATCGGTTATCGCCGAAATTACGTTAAGATCGTCATCGATCTTGTTTTTCGAGCCTAGCGCGAGCGGGTCAGGATAGCGGGAAATTTCAAAGGCTATGTTATCGAGTTCTTGCGTATCAACTTCCTCGATAATGATATAGGCCATTCCGACGAAACCGGGAACGGGCGTCGATCCATCTTCGTTCAAGATCGCTTCAAGATACGGGTCCGGCGCTTGGTCGAATTCTCCGCTATGGAAAATGCAATTCTTGATCGGCGTTACGTCATTCGTCAAAGCGAATTCAGTTCGCCCTACGCCAAGGTCGCCGCTCCAGACGGCAATACCCTTATAATAAATTGTATTCAAATGGACGCCGGGACCAAGCGCCAAGACGAATTGATAATCCGCTTTATACCCCTTCGGCGTTAGCGTGTAATCAGTATTGACAGTTTGGTTGCCTTCGTCATCGGTAGTTGTCGTTTGTTCCGCCGTAACATCGTAATACGGTTTGATGTTGCCGTACCAAGTCAATAGCGGACTAGTGCAAAGCTGTTTCCCCAAAAGATACGGGATAATCTTTCCCGTAGCCAATTGAGGTTGTGAGAAATCGACCGAAGAACCATAAGTAACCGTTGACGTATAAGTCGTCTTGGGTTTCTTTTGCTTACTAGGCAAAAGTTGATGTAATGTTACTTTTGATGAAGTTCCCATTAGACATTATATCCTTGACTTGGAAGCCAGCTAAGGCCGCCGAAATTATCGACGTTATCGAACTTGGTTCGACAAGTCGTATATGATCTATCGCAACCCGTAAATAGCGTTACAGTATCGCCTATTTTGATATCGATAAATTCGTAAGTAAGCGAGATAACGTTTGATTTGTTATCCGTTATAATCCGATATTCACCTGTCCGATCATTCACGATCTTGCCCAATTTTAAAGCGCCATCGGGATTATGGTCATCATCGACAATAATTTTTACACCGCGAATAATTTGAACCGTCGCTGACCATTTAAAGTCGTCAGGATTTATTTTGCATCGCGCATCATAAAGTTTATGGTTGCATTGCGTATGGCAAACAATCTGATTTGTCGCGAGCGTCAAATAAGCTTGCAACGATGATTGCGTCGAAATACTTCCGTATTCTCCGTTAACCGGGAAGCTAACCGCCTCGCCAAACCAAATTCTTTTAGATTGCGTGTCAATATCATCGCCGCGATGAAATCGAAAGATTTCAACAGAAAGGCGAATTGGCATTGTACGAAAATTATACAATTGAATAATTTCATTAGTGATCGGAAAAGTAACATCGACCGTAACGATACTATCAAGCACCGAAGTTACATCGATAGCGGAACGAATAATATTAGTTGGAATATAATCTTTTCCACCATAACTATGTGAAACATTATCATTAGTATAATAATAATTACCAAGTTCGCCGACAAACTTATAAAGTTCAACCGGCGAGCCGTCACTAATTGAATTGTCTTTTTGCGCGTAGGTCATCCGTTTACCGCTCGAATAGTGAAATTGATTTTGCTGTCAATTTCATAATGCGTCAAGGTTATTTCGTCAGTATCGAGCCTACAAAGGTTCATAAACGACACGCGCTTTATTACATTATCGCCGGAAGAATTGCCGAATTTCTCCGTCAAATAAATCGTAAGATATTCAGCGTCTCCGTTTTCGTCATAATGAACTATGACGTTAGAAATGCGTCTATAGATAATTCCATTCGCCGTTTCGATGCGAATATATCGATAGATTATTTCCTGCCAAAACGTCCCGAAATCGATATTGTCAGTATCGAAATGATCGCTATTTAGATCGACAGGGCTTATTACCGGGATATCGTCGCGGAAAGTCGGAAATAGTCCGGCTTTCTTTCTTCCCCTAAAATAGTCGGCAATATGACGCCAATAATCAATTCTATCGCGACGATTAAAGACGAATTCTCTATTACCTATCGTGTGGGCATTGCTCCAAGATGTTCTAGGAGTAGGAATAGAAGTTCCATTGTCCGCCCATTCAATTATCATATCGAAATTCTCTTGAATGGCATCATTAGCCGCGTGACGGTCGCCGACAATAAGATAACCATCCTTGTATACAAGATCGTCTCGCGCGGTTGTTATAAATTCGCGGGGATTTACAGTTTCTAGTATCAAGTTGAATGAACCGCCAAGAGCATTCATGTTAATGCCCACAATCGGCGTGACCCTAAAGGCGACTGCCGGGCAGACTTGCCAGTTAGCACCTACTGCGAACGTAAGTTCTTCGGTTAAATTAGCGCCGTCGCTATCAAGCGTATCTATCGTGACATAATGGACGTATTCAAGATAAGGATCAAAGACGGCGATTTGTTCACCTTCGCGAACATCGGTTTGCGCCGGATCGAAATAAATTTTGGTATCACCGATATTAGCCGCTGATGTGACATAAGCGTTGTATTGAAACATAGGATATGTGAACGCGATTTTCACAAAGCGCATTAACATATTATAGATATGGCGGCGCTGTTCTTCATTTTCAATGACAACTGACATATCTAACCGATAACGCGGGCCATTACGAATTTCGGCCCGCTGTTCGCGGCTGGTTTCAGCAACGTTTACAGCCGTCAACCAAGTCCAGCTTTCGCCTAGAGGAATGTCGGGGATGACAGGTTGCGGAAGCGGTATCGGCTTTTCGAGATAAGGCACGATGACCGGCAGTTGAGTGACGCGGTTCGATTGCTGAATATCGGCCAAGACCATAATTGGCAGTTGCGAGACGCGAACGCCTTGGCTCGCCAGATAGGCCACGATGACCGGCAGTTGCGTAAGCCTTGCCTCCGGTCCCTCCGGGGACGGAGAAGGGCTAGGAGACGGGCTAGGGCTAGGTGAGGGACTAGGCGACGGCGACGGGCTTGGGCTAGGCGACGGGCTTGGGGAAGGTGAGGGGGACGGAGACGGGCTAGGCGCATCCCCGCGAGCGTCACAAACCTCAATACGGCTTATGAATGTATTCGAATTTCCGCTTGTAATGTATCCTGACGTGGTAATGGTTTCGGTATCGTCACCTCCTGATTTATATTGGCGCGAAAAAATACTACCGAAAGTACCAGTACTAAAACCCGGCGCATCTTT